GGCGCCGCAACCCAGATCAACGCTGGCAACGTCACTGACTTCGCCATCAACGTGTGGGGTGACTTTGCGTCCGCGGACCAGTTCGCCGCTGCCATCGTCATGCACTCGAAGACATATGCCTTCCTGTCGAAGACTGACTATGTCTCGTTCACCCGTCCTTCCGCACAGACTCTCGGCTTCACGCTGTACCTCGGTATGCCAGTGATCGTCGATGACTCTTGCCCTGTGGTCGCTGGTGGCACCGACGGCAATGTCTACACGACCTACCTCATCAAGTCGGGTGCAATCCGCTTCGGCTACAGCGCTCCTAAGAACGCGACTGAGCTGAGCCGTCTGCCGCTCGTTGGTAACGGTGGTGGTGCTGACGTTATTTCTCAGCGCGATAACTTCGCCTATCACGTGGTCGGCATGTCGTACACCGGATCAATCTCCGGTGACAACGTCACGGATACCGAACTGGCTACGACCGGTAACTGGACTCAGGTCCTCGCCGGCAAGCAGGTCGGTGTTGCAACGCTGAAGCACAACCTCGCTGCCTAATCCGCAGCGTCTAGCGAAAGCATTGAGCCGCAGAGTTAGGACTCTGCGGCTTTTTCGTGCCTGGGAACTCACTCGAATAAATATCGGCGATACACCTGCCGGAGTTCCCAATGGATCACAACATCGTCGTGCAGTCTCGCCTGGCTCAAGAAGCTAAGGAGCAGGCAGCAGAGGTACTGAATTCTCTCAGTCGCATTGAGGCAAAACTGGACGAACTCTTCCAGCGCCTCGTCGCCCTTGAATCCAAGAAGGGCAGAAAGGCTGACGAATGAGCCTCGTCGTCGAAACCGGCGAAGGCCTGGAGAACGCGGACAGCTACGTCTCCATTGATGAAGCGACTGCCTACGTGGCAGCGTTCTACTTCCCCACTGATGCGGCGGCGATTGCTTGGAACGCGGCGCTCGAAGAAGACGCAGCGGACGCGGAGGTGGCGCTCCGTCGCAGCACTCGCGATCTCGACACAATCTACGCTGGGTCGTTCGTATCGAAGCCACTTACCTCAATTCAATCCCTCGCCTTCCCGCGCTCGGGCATCGATGGAATTCCGCTGCTGCTGAAAAACGCCACCATTGAGCTTGCCCTGCTCGCTCTAACTGGCTTCGATCCAATTGGCCCAGGCGACAAGAGCGGCGAGATCGAGAGCGAAAAGCAGAAGCTCGGCCCTCTCGAAGTCGAGACCAAGTATTTCTATCCAAGCGACACGGTCGCGGATGAAGCCCGAAAGGTCTCCGTTCTTCTCGCCCCGCTGCTGAAGTCTTCGGCCACTGCGGTGAACATCGATCTCGTTCGAGGGTAACTGCTTGCCAACCCTCGACTACTCCTCCCTTCAATCCAAAGCGAAGAAGCTGATCGTCGAGACGTTTGGCGGACTGCGTTGTCGTGTCAATTATCTCGACAACACTTACGTGAGCAGTTACGTCGTGCTCGATTCCTCAGAGCACGGGAATATCGACGCCCGCCAAAACCCGACAACACTTGGCGGGCTCAAGCGCCAGCTCGCGTATGTTCCTGGTGACCTGAAGCGTCGCCCTGATGTTGGCGGAACAATTGAGTACACGATTGGATCGCGAACCTACAAGAAGAGCATTACTTCGGTCGAGACGCTGAAGCCGACCTCTACCGCCCTCCTCTACACGCTTTCTCTGGTGTAGCCGTGGCGCAGTCGTTCACCCAAGTTCAACAGGCCCTTGACGCCAGGCTGCTCACCGTTCCAGGAATCACTGCGAGCGGTATGGGGGCAAACTTTACTGCCGAGAATTCTCCCAACTGGCGTACGACAGCCCCGGACCCCACGGGCAAGCTGTGGGTGCGTTCTACACTTCGTCCGTACAGCACGACCAACGAGACGTTAGGCCAATCCGGCTACGTAAAGGTAAACGGCCTTTACGCAGTGGATGTCATGTCGCGTATCGACTCGGGCTACACCGCCGCCAAACTGATGGCCGATGCCATTCTCGCGGCTTTCGTCAGAGGGACAAGGCTCACGCTGGCCAACGGGGACGCTCTTACCATCGAGTCGGCGTCCCTTGCCCCTGACATCACACAGGGCGCATGGCGTGCCTCAGGCCTGTACTGCGTGCAGGTTCAGGTTCGCTGGTTTGGGTACGTGGTGCCCTGATGGCGAGTGAGTACATCAAGGGAAACGGCGTCTTTGCGGATGTCGCGAAGAAGCTGGAGAAATTCAAGGACGAGTTCTCCAAGGAGACCCTTCGTCGAGTTCAGGAATACACGCCCGTAGACACAGGACTACTTCAGCAGAGCTGGACGGTACGAGTTGACGAAAGCGCAGGCTCAATGGAGTTCATCAACCCTGCGACGAATGAGCATGGCGTCCCATATGCGCTGATCGTCGAACTCGGCACCGAGAGCATGCGCGGATTCTTCATGGCGCACCAAACAATCGCCGAAGCCACTGAGATCGCAAAAGTCGCTAAGTCTCGGTCCGGGCTCTAACTCCAATAAATAACCCCGAGCTAATTCCCCCTTCGAGGACGATCCACTATGGCATTTGCAACTGGCGCCAGTACCCGAATCTCTTATGTAGCCGAAACCACTCCGGGCACTACGCCGGCTACGCCTTCGATGACCGTCATTCCCGTCACGAAGTTTGACGTAGACCTTAACCAAAACACGTACGAGGACAACTCGATCCAAGGCGACCGCATGGAGCGCACGGTAATTCCGGGCACCCGCAAGGTCGGTGGATCGACGGCAGTCAACCTCTCTGCGTCCAACTACGGGCCTTTGCTGGAGACCGCTCTGTTCAGCGCATTCGCTTCCGATGTTCTAAAGACTGGGCTTATTTGGAAGACGCTTACCTTCGAGAAGTGGCACGCCGACATTTCAAAGGGAATGGTCTACACGGGCTGCTTCGTGGACAAGCTTCAGCTGAAAGTCCCGGTCAATGGCATCGTCACACTCGACGCGACGATTGCGGGAATGAGTTCGACCGCGATCACTGCATCGCTTGACGCCTCGCCCACTGCCGCTACGGACGAAGTCCCGTTCACTCACCTAGGCGGAACATTCATGGAAGGCGGCGCCCCCATCGGATACTTCTCGTCCATCGACTTGAACATCGACAATGGCTCAAACGCTGACGAAGTTCTCGGGTCTGCCACTCCGGCGGGATATACCCCAGGAATGTCCAAGATTAGCGGCACAGTGTCGGCATACTTCCCAGACTTGGCGCTGTACAACAAGTTCCTGAATCGTTCCGGCACCGCGCTTCAATTCACGCTGAGTGACGGCACTAACACGCTCGACTTCCTGCTGCCAAACGTCACCTACACGACGAGCAAGATTCCGGTCTCCGGGCAGGCCGCGGTAATCCAGACGCTCCAATTCAAGGCCGTGAAGGACTCTACGGCCGGCAGCAACATCGTCATTACCCGCTCTTAAGCGGACGGCCGATGGCGCTTCACTTCGCCGTTGCCTAACTCAAATAGAACGGAGCATTAAATGCTTTCCTTGTTTCCCTCCACTTATTCCCTTGAGCTTCGACATCCGGTTACCGGAGATCCGACCGGACTCGTGCTTGAGCTGGTAAGCATTGACCACGACGACCTCCACGCCGCCAAGTTGGATGTTCTCAAGTCGCTCAAGGCGCGGGGTCTCACCGATGCCGCTGACGTAATCGCCGACCTCGACACGAAGATCCACGTGCTCGCAGCCGCCGTGACCGATTGGAAGGTGACATCCGATCAGTGGCGCAGCACATTCAAAACTGTCTTTGGATTCGAGGACGAAAGCTTCTCTCGCGACAAGATCAAAGCGTTGCTCACGCATAAGACAGCGGCCTGGATTCGCGCCCAGATCGACACAGCACTGTCGGAAAGTGAACGTTTTTTTCCGAAGGCCTCAGCAAACTAAGCGAGGCCATCCGTAACCGCGTCTTGCTCGACACGCCTGATGAGACGGGCTCGACTCGACGTGATCACCTAACCGCGATAGCGAAGATTCCTAACGCTCCTCGCCCTCCCGATCTCGACTATCCAGTCGAGCCGCCGCCCATCTTTCTGTACGCATGGACGGTATTCAACCACCTGAATGCTGCTCGTCACTACACGGACCGAGGGAATCCTCTGCCGATTACGCACCGGGAAATTCTTGCTTGGTGTGAACTCATGGGTGAACGCCTAACACGAGGCGATCTGCAAGTAATCCGCCTGTCCGACCGTGTCTGGATAAATAGTCGGTATGAACTAGCGCGGGCGTCATAGTGGCTGACAACATTCTCGAACTCTTCTTCAAGGTCGATCACAAGGAGCTTGATCAAGCGAAGGATAAGCTCGTCCAGACGGGGCGAGAGATGCCAACTGTCGGCCAGGCTATCGAGAACCTGATCGGCAAGTTCCGCAATATGCCGGGCGCTGTTGGGCTAGCCGCCGCTGCCTTCGTCGGATTCGGATTGGCCGTCAAGGGAATGGTCGAGAGAACCCTTGAGGCCCAAGGCAAGTTGCTCGATTTATCCGAAGCTCTAGGGATTCCAATTGAAAGAGCACAGCCATTCATTCTTGCGATGGAGCTGGCCGGTGTAAGCGCTGAAAAGTTGCAGAATTCCCTCGGAAAGCTGGCTTCTTCAGTTGGCGACGCGCTTTCCGATCCCGCCGGCAAAACCGCTGAGATGTTCAAGAAGCTGGGTGTTTCGCAAGACGAACTCGAAAACGGCGACATCGAGCAAATCCTCAAGGCGACCGCAAAGGGATTTGACGAGTACGCCGAAGGCGCTGCCAAGACAGCAGCAATGCGGGACTTACTCGGAAAGCAAGGCCCACAGATCGTCAATGAGATGCGGCAGGAAGCCGAATTCGAGGCGATGGCTGCCGAGGCGTTGCGCGACTACGGAACGGCTGTTACCGAAACAGAAGCACAGTCCGCAAAGTACTTTGGTGTAACTCTCAAACTCGGCATGTCCATGTTCGAAGGAGTAGGAGCGTCCGTAACTCGCTCTCTTCTTCCCGGTCTGCAAGCTCTGGTTGATCAGTTCGCCGAAAGCGGAAAGGCCGGTGGCTTCATGCGCAACGTCCTGGACGGCCTGGCTTCGACCATAGGCGTTGTCGCCAAGGTCATTCTTACTTTACTTGTCGAGCCGGTTCGCTTCGTCGTCCTCCAGTTCAAGATGGCAGGCGAGGTGATCGGCGCCGTTGCAGCGGCGATCTACGAAAGTCTTCAAGGCAATTTCTCGAACGCCAAGTCGATCATTCTCGACCTTGGCTCCAATCTGAAGAAGATGGCCTCGGAGTACGCTCATGAGGCCGTCCAATTTCAAAGCGCACTTTGGTCCAGCACGGACGCTATCAAGGAGCAGGGAAAGACAGTCGAGGAAGAGAGACCGAAGTTTGAGGCGTACAGCGCGGCAGCAAAGAAGGTTACTGACACGCTTAACCAGATGAGCGCGGCCCTCACAGCGCAGCGAAGCATCGAGGCCGCCGCCGCTAAGAGCCTCGCCGATTACCGCGCGGCTCAAGACGATGTCGCCATCGCCACGATGCGAGCGAAGATGGCACAGGAAGGAGCGACGAAGGCCGACATTGATCGCGCCGAGGCCCTTATGAGGGCAACGAATGCCTCGAAGCAGGCCACCGCCGACGCCGTCGCCGGCTGGAACATCATCAGCAAGCTTAAGGCGCAGCAGATCGGGCTTCTCACCCAGGAAACCGAGCTTCAGAAGCAGCTCGCCGAGATAGCCGCTCACCCTGGAATGACACAGGCCCAGAAGGATGAGGCAACGGCACTTGCGAACAAGAACGCTCAGCTTCGGGCTGAGCAGCAGCTTCGCAAAGAGATTGCGGAGCTTGATCAGCTCGTGCAGCGCTCCTTGGACAAGGAAACAGCCGCGCTCCGCATGGGAACAAATCAACTTCAGCTCTATAACCAGCAGCTCCGACTCCGAGAGCAGTACGAGAAGGCGCTCGCGAAAGACCCCGCACACGCGAAGGAGCTTGCGGCTGCGTACAGGCGCGCCAATAAGGAGCTTGTAGAAGGAGACCGTGCGATTCAGCAGTACAAGAGTTCCTTCGAGGGCTTCACGGATGGAGCCATCAAGTCCATGCAGGACTTTGCTGCCGAGGCCACCGATATGAACAAGCTCGGTCAAGACCTGACCAGCACGTTCCTAAATGGAGTAACGGATGCCTTCGCGAACATGGGCGAAAAGGGCTCAAGCGCATGGAAGGAACTCGGCGCTTCCCTTGCCAAGTTTATAGAAACTGCTGTCATCAAATTCGCCGTACTCGAAGTCGCCGTCCTCGCGATGAAAGCGGTCGGTCTGTCAAACGAGACCATCAACGCGATTCTCGGCGCCGGCGCCACCTCCTTCTTCGACAGCTTCAAGAACGGCAAAGGAGGCGGAGGCTATGGAGGAACCAATCCAACCTGCTTCGCCGATGGCGGCGTGGTGAATGGACCAACGTTTTTCAACATGGGTTTAATGGGTGAGGCTGGACCCGAAGCGATCATGCCGCTCCAGCGCGACAGCGCCGGCCGGCTCGGTGTCTCAGCAAGTGGTGATGCGGCCGGTGGAGCAGTTCACTACCACGCACCGAATATCACCATCGTCTCGAACCAAGACCCTGAAGCCATCGCTCGACAGACTAAGAAGACGCTCGACATGCATGAGGCGATGACGACTAGAAAGATCGCGAAAGAAAGTCGTCCGGGCGGTCAGCTAACTGGCCGCAACTTCGCCTTCGCCTAGCAGGAATCTTAATGGCCGCGTTCGCAGGATTAACCCCAAGCACCAGCTCGCAAATGGCGATGAAGTATCGCGTGGCCGAGTTTCAGTACGGAAACGGCTACAAGGCGGTAGGTCCCGATGGCGCGAACGGGAAGCTGATTTCTTGGCAGCTTAGCTTTGAAAACTTGGCTGCCCCTCAGGCCGCTGCGCTCGAAGATTGGCTCGACGACAACCCGCCTTGGGTCACATGGGCAGGCGATGGAGTTTTCTTGCCGTCAAACCGCTACTTCCGAATGACGACCGAGGGTTATCAGAAGACTCACTTGCCGGGAAATGTTGCCACCTTCACTTTCAGTGTCGATCAGGCCTTCTAATGACAACACCAACGCTGGAATCAAAACTTCAAGTCCTTCACACCGACGACGGCATCGTCGATCTGTTCAAGCTCGACTGCACAGCCATCGGTGGGACTGTCTACTTCTTCACGCCGCAGTGCTACGCCAACGGATCGCTTCTTTCTTGGGGCGGGCAGCCGTACAGCCGCATACCCATTGGCATTGACGGCTTTGAGCAGAAGTCCACCGCAACTGATCTGCCTCAGCCGACGCTGTCCATCTCGGATGTAGGCGGCGTGATCTTGGCGCCGGTCGTCGCGCTAGGCGACCTTACTGGAGCAACCGTCTACTACTACCGCGTCCATACGTCCTACTTGGATGGGCAGGAGAATCCGGACACTACGAAGTTCATGGGCCCCGGCGTGTGGACGATCTATCAGAAGACACTCCACGCAAGCGGGCAGATGGTTCAGTTCCAGCTCGCCTCGCCGCTTGATCTGCCGGGCATGATGTTTCCCGTGCGCCAAGTTTTGATCTACCCGGACATCAATCCGCCTGATGGCATCTACTTTCCCGGCGTATCTCCATATCGCCTGGACATGTATCAGTCCGCATGACGCTGACGCAGGAAGCCTACGATGCCTTCAAACATGACGTTGCTTCGCGATACCCCGAGGAAGCTTGTGGGCTCCTAGTTGGCGGTGTCTACCACGCCTGCAAGAACGCCCTGCCCAACTTCATCGATTCCAAGACAGGCACGGAAGTAAATCCCCGTCTCACCTCATTTCGCATTGACGGCACGGACCGCCTTCGGCTTCACCTCAGCGCGGGGCCAATCGAAGCTGTTCTTCACTCCCACCCGTACTCGATGGCCGAGAGCCATCAGTTCTACTCGAAGAAGTACGACCCCGTCTGGCCGAGCGTTGAGGATCAACAAGGCTTCATCGACGACGACGTACCTTGGGGCATTGTCGCAACCGACGGTGAAGGACTCTCGACAATCAACTGGCTCGTCAAAGAACCAATCCCGTTCGCATCGCGAAAGTTCGCCTGGTTTACGTCGGACTGTTTCGCGTGTGTGCGCGACTGGTACCACGTCAACACGACCTTCAAGATTCCTAACTTCACTCGTGAGTGGGAGTTCTGGACGAAAGGGGAAAACACTATCGAGGAAGGACTTCGAACGATTCCGAACGCAGTGCGGCTCCCTGCGTCGGAAGCTCAGGTAGGCGACACAGCCGTTTTTGCTCTGGGTTCCAACGTCGTTAATCACCTGGCTGTAATCACGGGTCCTAATGAAATCCTGCACCAGTTCGTCAACCGATACGCGAACTTTGACCGCTGGGACAAGTGGGCGCACCGAGCCGCGTATGTGGTTCGCCTGCTCAAGTAGCGCCTCCCGGCCAATAGATATATCGAGTCTCCTCACCGCGCAATCCGACAATGCTCCGAACAATCAAGCTCTATGGCTCTCTTGAGAAGGTGGCTGGCAACAGCACGCTCAGTTTTGACTGCGACAATCAGCAGCAGCTCTTCGCATTCTTCCGCAGCTTCAGCCCCGCGATGAACCTCGCTGTTCGCAGCAAATTGATCGGTCTGGTTGGCTCAGACGAGAACGATGAAAACCTCGAAGGCATTCGAAGCGGGTTCTCCTTTGGAGAGAAGGCGAAGACGATCCATGTTTTGCCGATGACCGAAGGCGCGCAGTACGTTTGGGCGTACATCGCCGAGTACGTCTATCAGGCGCTCATCGTGGCTGCCGTGAGCTACATCGTCACTCGACTCACGATGTCGAGCATCAACACGAATCCAAACGGGCCCGGTGGCAAGCGCTCGACGATGTTCAATGGCCCGGTGAACTCCACCGATCAGGGCGGCGCCATTCCAATTATCTGTGGAAAGAAGTACCTCGTCGGCAGCACGATCATGGCCGCTGACGAAACGTACTCGAACTACGCGACTTCGAGCCCTTTCAACTTCGAATGGCTCTTTGACTGATGTCGTCCCAAGTCCACTCTTCCACTGGTCTCACCGTTCGCGAAACGACAGGGGCCAAGAAGGGTGGCGGTGGTGGCGGTAACGAATCGCCAGACACCCTCAATGTCTCCGAGACGATCAAGATTCTCCATCTCATTGGAGAGGGCGAAGTCAATCTTTTCACCGGCGATGGCAAGTCGATCTTCTTGAACTCGACTCCGCTCGTTAACCCCGACGGCTCGTATAACTTCGGCGCGCCAGTTTGGGAATGGCGCAGCGGAACTCCCTCGCAGAGCCCGATGACGAATCCCGCGTTCCCGTCGGCGTCACAGATCTTCTCGGTCAACCAGCAAATTCTCGGCGGCTCTGACTTCCTTGTTACTCCGGTCTATGACCCGGCGCCGGTCACGTACTCAGTGACGAGCTCAAGTGTTGACTACGCCAAGGTCACGATCTCCTTTCCCTTCGGCATCGCGATGGCGGACAAGAAGGGAAATATCGTCGGTGATACGGTCAAGCTCGCCTTTGACGTTAAGCCGCGAACGTCGAGCACGTGGGTTAACGCGCTTACGCCTGAGATCAGCGGCAAGGCGGCGAGCGCGACACGAATGCAGTTCACCGTAGACAGCCCGAGCCCAGGTGAGCTTTGGGACATCCGAGTTCGTCGCATCACTCGTGACAATGACTCATCGACGCGCAAGAACCAAACCTTCGTCTTTGCTGTTGAGGAAGTTCAGAAGGTCCAGCTCACCTACGACGGCATCGCGCATATTGGCCTTCAGCTCGCG